GCACCTATTGAGATTCATACTAACTCATCTAACGCAAATAAAGACAGACCTCTTTTCTTAAATGTAAGAAGTGGTCAGACTACTGGTTCAACAAATTATATTACAGCAGCATCTGCTCAGACAGTTAGTTTTAGTAATAACTCTTTTGTTTTTGCTGCAGCTGGCACATCAATTACATTTGATGATAGTATAAGTTATTCAACTCACTTAGGTCGTGGTTTAACAAGACCTGTTTATGAAAATGATATGCATGTTGTATCTGGTAAATCAGCTGTAAAAGGTATGGCTGATGATGGAACAGGTCAATATGATAAGTCAGAATGGATTACGACACAAGCCCTCTTAAGAACTACTGATGCCAATATGACTGATATTGTAAACTTACCGTGGACGGGAACTGCGTCTGGTGGAAATGTTATTCAAGTCAAAGCTTATATAGTAGGAACTGTTATAGATGATGCTTCGAAGATTTATTCAGCCGAGGTTATGGGTTGTTATTCAATAGATGCTTCATTCAATGCTTATGAAATAGGAACACCTATATCAAATGTTGTTTCTTCTTGGACAGGAACACAACCTGATTGTGAGATGGATGGTGATAGTAGTGGATTTTATATAAAAGTAAAAGGTGTTGGAACTGAGACTATTCAATGGTTGTGTTCCTACTCTTACCACAAATTGATAAACATAGTATAAAATAAATAAATAAGATGGCAGATTTTGAATTAAATGTAAAAGTCAATGGTATAGAACAAACAGTCTCAACCATTGGCGCATTAGAACAAGCACTTGCTGCTACAAATCAACAATTATCACAAGTTGAGCAAAACTCAAAAGAGTTTTCTTTTTTAACGAATCAGGCTTCAAATCTAAATACTGTTTTAGGAGCACTCTCAACAGATGCAAATACATTTAATCAAAACTTAAACAATGTAAATAAAAGCACAACTCAGTTAAATGAAAGTTTTACTCAGACAGTTAATTTATCAAATGAGATAGGTGATAATCAATCTACTAAAAACTTAGGTAAAGGTATTAACGATGCTGCTAATAAATCTGAAAATCTAAGAAGTGAGTTAAGAAGGATTACTATTGAACTTCAAAACTTAGAAGCTGGTAGCCAAAGATTTCAAGAGCTAAGTCTTAGAGCAGGTGAATTAAGAGACCAAATTGGTGACACACAAGCAGTTGTAACAGCATTGGCTGGTTCTGTTGGTGAGAGACTTGGTCGTTCATTAGCATCGACTGTTCAAATAGGCATTGCTGGGTTTCAAGCACTTGAAGGAGTCACGGCTTTATTCGGTGTTGAGGCAGAACAACTTCAACCAACATTAGTTAGATTAAATGCCTTATTAAATCTATCACAAGCAATTGAAACCTTTGGTGGTTTAGGTGACAAAATTACAGAAATTTCAGCAGGTTTTCAATCATTAACAAGCTCAACAGAGGCAGCCACCACAGCAGCTAATGCAAATGCAACTGCGACAACTGCTGAGGCAACTGCAACAACTGCTGCAGAAGTTGCCACAACAGGTTCGGCAATTGCGAATAGTTCGAATGCAACTGCAAATCAAGCTGATGCTGCTGCATCACTTGAAGATGCTGCAGCAAAAACTATTGAAGCTGGTGCTACCGAGGCTGCTACTGTAGCGACAACTGGTTTAGGTTTAGCAATGAAAGCTCTACCTATTGTAGCAATCGCTGCTGCTATTGGAACTTTAGTTTATGGTATCTACCAGTATGTGACGGCTAACAGTAAAGCTAAAGAAGAAGATGAAAAGAGAAAAAAGGCTATTGAAGACCAACAAGCAGCTCAAAAAAGATTGAGAGAAGAAAGAGATAACTCTATTAGAGGAACAGTTCAGGAAACTGTAGTTTTAGAAAGAATGTTATTTCAGTTAAAAGCTACTACAAATGGCACAAAAGAAAGGTCAAATTTAATCAAAGAGATTAATGCTACTTATGGAACTACTTTACAAAACCTTCAAAACGAAACTCAGTTTCAACAACAACTAAACGATACTATTGCTGATTATATTGCATATCAAAGAGTAAAAGTCTTACAAGATATAAATGAGGCTAAGTTTACAGAGGTAGTGACTAATCAACAAATTGCACTTGATAAAGTCAAACAATTGAATATTTCTAATTATTTAAAAGAGCAGATAGAATTGGTTGCTTTAGGTCAATTAAAACAAGATGATATAGATTATTCACAAGATGCTATACTTGTATTCAGAGATTTTAGCAACATGACTGAAAAGAAAAGACAATCTCTTAAAAATTTAGTTTTTACATACGATGATTATATCGGTAAAATATTGGATGCTAATTATAAATTGCAAGATCTTGGTGGAACATCAGCTGCTTTGTCAAAACAAATTGAAGAGTTTAGAAAATCTTTGAACCTTACAACAAAGACAACTGTTACTAACACAAAAGCTGTAAGAGAATTAAGTGCGGCTCAACAATTTGCACTTGATTTAAATAAAGAAAGGATAAATCAATTATTACAACTTGAGATTGCTAATTCTAAAACAACCTCGACTTTGATAGATGATATTGAATCAGAAAGAAAGACTGCAATAAACTCTCTTAATGATAAATTAGAAGCAACTAAAAAAACGGCTAAAGAAGAGACTACAAATAAGAGTAAACAACTTAAAGAATTAGCTAAAATACAAGCCGAGTATGATAAATTCTTACTTGAGTTAAACACAGACTATAATAAAAGAGTTCAAAGTCAATCTCAGTTAGAATTAACTGAAAGAACTAAAGTTTTAGATGACTTAAAGGCACAATATGATATTCTAAACAAAGAGATACAATTTGGTGACCAAAATACATTGGATACATTTGAAACTTTGGCTTTGAGAAGAAGACAACTTGAGATTGATAATGTCAACAAACAATTAGAAAATAACAACCTTACACTAAAAGAGTTTGAAGCACTTCAAATACAAAAGTTTGACTTACAAGATAAGTATAATAAAGAAGCAGCAGCTATAGAACTAGATGTAGCAGATGCTAATAGAAAGAAAGAACTTTTAAACTATAAAGCTATTCTCGAAGAAAAACTAAGAGCCACTTTTAAGTTTGATTATGAGACTTTACAAAATTTTGAAATGGTTCAGGATGAATCATTAGATGCTCTTTCTAAAAGACTAGTCGAACAAGGTATATTAGAAAAATCTAACATACAACAAAGGGACAAAGAAACTGACGAGGATTTTAAAGCGAGACAAAAAAGAGAGCTTGAAGATTATACAGCCAATCTATTACTTCAGGCACAGGCTTTTCAAAACTTGAAAAAAACACAATTGAATCTTGACCGACAATATGCTGTTGATGTGGAGGAAATAAACGCTGGTATAATTGAAAACACTGGAAAGGCAGCAGAAGAAACTTATAAAATACAAGTTCAACTCCTACAAGATATTTTATCAATAGCAAATAATGCATTAGAACAATTTAGTGTAGAGAGTCTAAGTGGTTTTACAAACTTAATTAGTGGTTCTATAAATGCAATATCACAGTTTGCTTCAATTCAAGAACAAGAATTTGAGACATCTACTGAGAAGATAGTTGCATACGCAGAAGTTATTGGTGGATTATTGAACTCAGTTATATCTGGATTTGTAGAACAAAATCAGGCAGCATTACAACAAGATTTACAGAATTTTGAAATTAACACAAACGCTAAAAAAGACGCTTTGACTAATCAATTAAATAACGGTTTGATTACAAGAGAATCATATGACAATCAAATCAAAGCACTTGATAAAAAATTAGCCGATGACCAACTTGCAGCAAAAAAGAAAGCTTTTGAACAAGACAAAAAATTAAGAATTGCACAGGCTACTATTGCTGGATTACAAGGTGCAGTATCTGCCTTTGCTGGTGCTATGCAATTAGGATTTCCTGCTGGACCAATAGTAGGTGGTATCTTAGCAGCCGCTGTTGCTACCTTAACTGGTGTTCAAATTGCACAAATCAAAAAACAACAATTTGATTCAGGTGGCACAACTGTTTCTGTTGAAACACCATCAACAACATCATCAGCTTCACAAGCAATAAATCAAAGTAGTGATGGTGGATTCACGACATTCAATGAAGGATTAATGGGAACACCTGGTGGATTTGTTCCCTCAACACCTTTTAGCGGAAGTTCAAATCAAAGAGTTTATGTAGTTGAAAGTGATATAACAGCTGCTCAGAACAGAGTTAGAGTCTTAGAAGAGAACTCAACTTTCGGATAAAAAACAAATTTACCAAAAAACAACATATAGATTATGGAAAAGAAATTACCAATTTTTGACATTATACTAAACGATGAAGACCTTAGCCAAGGCGTAGGTCGTATATCTTTAGTAGATGAGCCTGCAATTGGTGTTGATTGGATTACTCTTAGAAAACAACCTAAGATGATTATGGCTAAAAAAGCACCTAAGAGTGTTTTAGCTAAAAGAGAATGTCTTGGTTGTCCGCCTAATGGTGATGGTACCAAAGCAAACGGAGAACCTGATAGAAGATGTAAAGGTGACGGTGCTGGTAAAGAAGGTGCTGGTGGTAAATCCAAATCTTCATCAAAAGTATCAACTGTAACACCAAATGGGCAGATTGTTGATACAAGAGCATCTGAAATAATTAATAGTTCAAAAAAATGGGATGAGAGGGGAAATACTGTATCTGTAAAAATTTCTAAAGAGGAAATGGATTCTATTGAAAATAGCATAGCAACTATAAAGGTTGAGCACAAACCCTATTGGGGTGATAAAGACCAAACAAAAGGCACAGGTCCAAAATATTATCTTGGTCCGAAAAATGCTAATGGTAGCCAAAAAATCAGTGCTGTGTATATATCGAAAGGTAAATTACAAACTTCATATGATATTGGTTGGATAAACAAAGACAATAGCACATTTAGATTAGTTGAACATAGAGACAGCAGAGGATTCAGTCAATCAAGAGATGCCTATGACTTATTCACGAATAAAAATTCAGACAGGGCCTTAAATTAAAATAAACTATGAACATAGAACTAAAAGCAGATAAAGAAAAACAACTTTTATACGGGCCATTTTTGATTCCAAATAAACTTATTTACCGATTCGATGAAACGAATGGTGAATACTATGTGAGATTTTCAGCTCAAGAGATTGAAAAGATTGCAACTAAATTTAATGAAGATTTAAATTCTAAAAATATAAACCTGATGCACACTGATGAGATGGTTGATGCCTTTGTTGCTCAAAGCTGGGTTATCGAAGGTGACCAAGATAAGAGTAAAAACTTAGGATTTGACTTACCAGAAGGAACTTGGTTTGGAGCTGTCAAAGTTAAAGATGGTAAATTTTGGAATGAAAAGGTAAAGAACAACGAAGTCAAAGGTTTCTCAGTTGAGATTCTGGCTGACTTACAGTTATCTCTAAAAAATAAAGAACAAATAATGAAAAAACAAATTAATTTAGGATCCACAATGTTGGGTGATGGTTCAACACCAATCTACTATGATGGTGAAGAAATTGCTGAAGGTTCAGCAATCTTTACAGACGAAGCGATGACAATGCCTGCTGATGATGACAGATGGGTTTTAGAAGACGGTAGAACTATCGTTGTTGTAGGTGGAGCGGTTGTAACAATTGAAGAAGGCGTATCATTAGCAGCTGATGGACCTTGCTACGAAGGTTACGAACAAGTAGGTATGAAGACAGTTGATGGTAAAGAAGTTCCTAACTGTGTTCCAGTTGTAGACGGAAAACCTGAACCATCTACTATGGCAATTGACCCTAACACAGGTTCAGAATTACCAGCTGCTATCACACCAGAAGAAGTATCAATGATGATTGATAACAGATTCGGTGAATTGATGGAAGAAATTACTAGAATCAAAATTATGGTTGAAGGTAATGACAAAGGTATGGAAGAGTATAAGAAACAAATCGATGAGAAGTTTTCTACTACACCTGCTACTGGTTCTATTAAAAAACCAGAGTCTAAAGTAGACGATAAGTTTGCTACAGCTGAGGCTAGAATTAAAGAGTTCGCTCGTAAATATAATAAGTAAAAACAAAAATCAGGTTTTCTAACATATACATTAGAAACCACAAAAAATAAATAAAAAAAATGGCTTTAACAGACAATACTACTTTTTACGGTAAGGACGCTGAAGGTTTCTTCAAGAAAGTTCTTACAACAGGTGTTGCTAAAAATGAGTTATCTTTGATTCCTAATGTGAAATCAAAGATTAAATTAGCTTACTCAGATTTAGGTAATATCTTACAATCTGATGACTGCTCGTTCTCAGCAACTGGTGAAGGTTCACTTAACCAAAAAACAATGGAGGTTTGCGACCTTAAGGTAAACCTTGAATATTGCGCTACTACATTCGAAGCTAACTACCTTTCAATGCAATTGAGAGCTGGATCTAACTCAGAAGAAGTGATGCCAGCATCTTATGCTGAATTCGTAGTTGATTATGTAGCAGAAAAAGTTTCTTCTGACTTAGAAAAAGTTATGTTCCAAGGTAACACAGCAACTGCTTCTTACCCTTACTCACTTTGTGACGGTTTGAATAAATTACTACTTGCTGATTCTGATGTAATCGATGTATCGGCTACAGCTTCATTAACATCTGCAAATGTTGTTACTGAGTTAAACAGAGTTTTAGATGCAGTTCCTGCTGAAGTTCGTCAGGAAGCTAACTTTAAAATCTTTGTATCTCAACAAATTGCTTTCGCTTACAAACAAGCACAAGCAGTTACTCAAGGTGGATTATTCTTAGTTGGTGATAAAGAACTTAACTATTTAGGTTACAGACTTATCCCTACTTCAGGTTTATCTGCTAAACAAATGATTGCTTTCAACTCAGATAAAGTTTTCTTCTTAACTGACTTAACTGCTGACTGGGATGAAATCATTATGATTCCTCAAAGAAATATCTCTGGTGCGAGAACTGAAAGATTCGCAACAGCATTGAAATTTGGTGTGAATTACCTTTATGGTAACGAAATCGTATTCTACTCTGGTGGAACGGTTATGGCATAATCCTTTTGGACTAAAAAAAAATTATAAGAAATGGCTTGTGTAAGTTTTTCAGGTGGGATACCAAAGGATTGTAATAACAATGTTGGTGGACTCACAAAATTATACCTAACTGACTTTGATAATATCGTATCATACACTCAGGCAGGTGGAACTGTATCTGCAATCATCTTAGCTTCAGCTTCTAACTTCTATGAGTTTGAGTTCAACAGAAACTCTGCTACATTCACCGAAGATTTAGTTAAGTCTGTTGAAGCTGGTTCAGCTTTGTTCGAACAAACAACAACAGTTACTATTCCAAGAAGAGATGTTGCAAAAAGAAACACTTTGGCTCTTTTAACACAAAGAGACTTAGCGTGTATCTTCAAAGATTCAAATGGATTATACTGGTATCCAGGAGCAACTGAGGGAATTTATCTTTCAGAATCTACTTCTACATCAGGAACAGCGAAAGCTGATGGTTCTAACTATACTTTAACTCTTAAAGGATTTGAAGTTGATAGAGCTTTCGGTGTAGCACCTGGTATAGTTGCAGCATTAGTGGCTTAACCTTTATTTAGGTTCCATAAAAAAACCCGTAGTCAGGCAATTGATTACGGGTTTTTTATTTATATGCAGATTATAAAAACTAACAATTCTTTTATTTAAAAAACAAGTTGAAGTTTAGACTACATATAAAATAAAACCAGTCTTATGTTAATAACACTTACACCTGGCCTAACTACTTCAGTATGGATGAGTTTAAGAGAAGATTTACCGTATGGTTCCACAGCGAGTTTTTTATTCACTGTCACTAATGATGTATCTGGTGCAACTAAAAGTTTTTACCCAACTGATTTGCAACCTGACAACAAGTGGTCACAATTTAATATCTCTGTAGGAACACCGGAAAACCTCGCTATTTCTAAACTGAACCTAGTTCCTGGAATGTGGTCTTATGTCGTAACTGCTGGTCAAACACAACTTGAAACGGGTAAAGTTGTAGTAAAAGAACAAAAAAATTGGTCAGCCTTAGATAGACCCGCAAAAACATCAGGCGCAATAAGAAGATAACATGGGAGTATTCGACAGATTTAGCAGAAAACCTGCACCACCACAAGCACCACGAAGTGAAGATATAATTCAAAACATTTCAGAGGCTATTAGTTTAAAGAACATCGAACTACCGATGCCTAAAGAACAGAAAGGATTTGACTGGGTTTTATTCGGACCTAACAATTCTTTTCCTATTGATGTTTTAGAGTATAGAAACTCTTCAGCTATTCACGATTCAATCATTGAAGGTAAGACTTCTTTGATTGCAGGTAGTGGTTTTCTATTCGATACAACAAGAGAGTTATCAGATAAGTTTATTGTAGATAACTGGAAGTTAATTCCGTTCTGGAGAAAGTTAGATAAAGCATTTTGGATGGTAGCAAGAGACCAAGAAACATTTGGTTATTCTTGTTTTGAAGTAATCTATTCTATGGATAGAACTCGTATAGTTGATATCAATTGGATTGATGCTTCTCGTATCGCTTCAGGTAAAAAAGATGAGTATGACCAAATAAATGAATATTACTATTCTGAGAACTGGACTAACACAAGAATGTATCCACCTCGTAAAATAGATAAGTATGATCCTAATGGTGAAGCACTAAGACAATTGATGTTTATCAAGTATGATGATAACAATATGGATTACTATGCTTTGCCTAACTACTACTCAGCTTTGAGATGGATTAAAGCTGATGCACTTATGGCTGAATATAACTTAGCAGCAATCAACAATGGTTTCTCACCTTCTATTATATTTAAGTTCTTTAAGAAACCTTCACCTGAAGAACGTAGAATGAACTCAGAAGCAATTAAACAACAACACGGTGGAGCAAAGAACGCTGGTAAAGCAATTATCTTTTATGCTGATGGTAAAGAGTTAGCACCAGAGGTTCAAACTTTAGATGCTACAAACATAGATGCAAGACTTTTACAAGTCTCAGAACAAATAACACAACAGATTATAACTGCACATAGATGTCACCCACAATTATTAGGTGTTCAAGTTCCTGGTAAGTTAGGTTATTCAACAGAGTTATTACAATCGTGGGAGATTTTCAACAATATGGTTATTAGACCAGAAAGAAAACTTATCTTAGACGCATTTAGAGAAGTCTTAGTTTATAACGGTGTAGCAAGAGTTTCAATTGAAGAACTCACACCGATAAAAATTGAAGAGACACCACCTCAACAAAATAATAATTAATCGATGGCAGCAACTTTCTCATATCTTTTTATAGACGACCAATATCTTAAGACTTATACACCATTAGGTAAGTCAATTGATGTTGACCAGATTTATCCTTTTGTTCAAGAGGCACAGGATATTTATATTCAAGACCTTTTAGGAACACCACTTTACAATTTCTTAGAATATCAATTGTTTATTGGAACTACTTTCTCAACTCCTTACTTTACATCTCAAGAAGTTGACCTAATCAATATGTGTTCAAAGGCTTTAGCTTACTGGACTATTTATTTAGCGCTACCACACTTAGCAATTCAAATAAGAAACATAGGTGTTGCAAGAGCCACATCTGAAAACACAACTGTGTCTACAGTTCAGGAGTTAAAATATATTAGAGAAGAGATGCAAAACTTAGGTGAGTTTTACAATCAAAGAGTTGTTAATTACTTATGTGAATACTCTGAGTTCTTTCCGCTTTACAATGCTGCTTCTAAAGATATGTATCCTACTAATTACCAATATGATTCTGATATCTATATTGAAGACAGATACAAAGATTTAACAATGGATGAACTTAAGTTCTTAAAAAAATATCTTTCATAATGATGCAAGAAATATTGATGTTATTAGGTGGTTTAATCTTTTCTGTTTTAGGTTTTTTTCTAAAGAGAACAATGGATGAGTTAAAAGATGTTAAGCAAATGTCTTATGATAATAAATCACAAATTGACTTACTTAAATTAGACTACAAGAATAAAGTAGACAACTTAACAGAAAAGTTTGATGAGTTAAAACTTACGATGTCTGAGTTGATAAAAGAAATAAAAGAACTCAACAG